AGTCTTTAAATGAATAGTATTGAATTAGTCAGGGGAGTTTTAAATACCATGCGAGTTGAGGGTTCCCCATTGACAACAAAGGCTGAGTTTGATATGATGGAACAAGCAGTTCGTGAACAGATAGCAGAAGACATAATAAATGAATGCGATGACGATAGTTTACTAATTTTTGCTAAAGTAGTGGTTAAGTAATGAAAAACCTAACACAAGGAGTGTTAGATTTTCAAAACGGTCTTGCTAAAAACCTAACAGAGAGAGTGTTAGATTTTCGGAACGATCTTGCCGAAACTGATAAAACCAGGCTATTTTTGTGCAATAACTACTTAAATCGGTAAGATCTTACCTATTCTAATATGAAAGATAGTTGATTATTTATAGAAAGTGTAGTACACTTAGTACATGAAACCTAAAGCATACATAGTAGATGTAGATGGAACCTTGGCAGATGTCTCTTTGATTAAACATCATTTAGAAAATGGCAAGAGGGATTTTGATTCTTTTCATAAAGATTCTATAAGTGTACCTCCATACCCCCATGTAGTTGATATGGTTAATAAAGCCAAAAAAGATGGGTATTTTATCTTAACTGTTACAGCAAGATTTGATACATATCGGGAATTAACAAATGAGTGGTTAAACAAACATAATATTCCTAGCGATGGATTGTTTATGAGGGGTAAAGAAGATTGGCGTAAAGATTACGAAGTTAAAAAAGAAATTTTAGAAATGATCAGCAATGATTGGGATGTTGTTCATGCTATAGATGATAACCCAGATGTTATTAAAATGTGGGAAGAAAACAATATTCCCACTACTAGAATTGAAGTCTTGGATGGTTTGTAGGATTAAGTCAAACGAAGTTATCAGGTTAGAGCTACTTGAAGAAGCTAGATCCAATGATACTGGAATTTTATTTAAAAATATGTTTAAAGTTACTCCTAGTTGGGAGTCAGTATTAAATCTATTAAATAAACAAATACATAAAGATTATGTTAGGGATCCTTTAAAGCATGAAGAATTGTTAAAGTTGGAGACTTTAGACTCTCCTTTTATAGAACATGAAAGATTAGTTAGATTCTGGGATAGGCTTACCCTGACTGTTAAGACAAAAAACTATGATTTATCTTTGGATATTCCAGAAATAAATGTAATAACAAAAGAGATATCCAAGTTAGAAAAAAGGTTTAGACCAGATAAAATCATGAAGTCTTCCATGGTTATTAGCTTTATAGAAAATAATGGCTCTGTTGGAGAAAAACACCATGACCCATGCGATCAATTCCAATGGCAGTGTAACGGAAAATCTAAATGGCTTATAGGAAAAAATTTACAAAATGAGTTTATCATTGAGCCTGGAGACTTTTTGTTTATACCATCATACACAAATCATAAGATAGAATCTCTTTCTCCAAGGTGTGCCGTAACTTTTCAAATGAATGACCTTGGAACTGGTCATCCTTGGATTATTGGTCCAAATGTTTATAACAATAACCTAACAACTAAGGAGTAAGATGAATATAGACATTTCAAAGGTAAGTCAACAAACAAAAGACTTAATAATTAAAGAATATATGCTTAAATCTTACCATTGGACTGTAGGAACCCTGTGCTTTACAATTGGTGTCTTTTTAGGTATACTTATATCCTAGGTGTTAGTGCCAGTAGCTCAGTTGGTTAGAGCCCCAAACTCATAATTTGGTCGTCGTAGGTTCGAGTCCTACTTGGCACACTATTTATTTGACAAACCCTTGTTTATTTGTTATACTTAGTATATGATAAATGCTCTTATATTAATTCCCGTATTTTTTATGGGATACTACGTGTGCTATGTTACAATGACTTACAAAGTTAAACAAGATAAAGATTACAACTAAGTAGCATTTAGCATTGGTCCATAGCTCAGTTGGTAGAGCGCAGAGCTGTTAACTCTGATGTCCCAGGATCGAGGCCTGGTGGACCAGCCACACCTTTGTAGCTCAGGGGATAGAGCGACGGACTTCTAATCCGCAGGTCGCAGGTTCAATTCCTGCCAGGGGTACTTAAAATAATGATATGATTGATTAGTCCTACACAGGACCTTAGTGATGGAATAGTTACCTTTTACTAACTGGGCACTTACGCTCCCCTGTGTAGGCATAATATTTGGCGGTATAATAATTGTAATGACTGACAAAGAGTTAGAAATTTACAACAAACAACAGTATAAACAAAGACTGTCTGAAATAAAAGTAAAGTCTGGCTGTTTAGATTGTGGAGAAAACAACCCCATAGTTTTAGATTTTGATCATATTCATAATAAAAAATATAATGTATCAAGAATGATTCATGATGGTTTTTCTTGGGCAGCAATTAAAAAAGAAATAGCAAAATGTGAAGTTGTTTGTGCAAACTGTCACAGGGTTAGAACACACAACAGATTAACTAATTAATTAGTTTTAGGATGTTTTACAATATAGGGAGCAATTTTAGATTTAATTGTTCCATTTTTATATAGTCTTACAATCCATCCATCTTTAATTTGCACTGGATTAAATGATCCCGCTTTTTTCTTTGCCATTAAAATACATGTCTTTCTGTCTTGGTCTTTGTATAATCCTTGCCAAAATCAGCAAACAATGCCTTATCTCTTTCTCTGTCTGCAATACCTCGTGACCATGAGAATCCTGCATCTCCACCCCATGCTAGCCACATGATGTACCCATTAGAAGGATTAGAACTGTTACCCCAATCCTTACCCTTTTTGTCTACTTCATGCCGTGAAAAATATGAGTACATTCTTTTAACAGTACTAAGAGAGATTGATTCTCCTCTTGCTAACTGCCCTGCTCTGGTCCAGCCAACTGATGTACCTGCTCCATTTGCTTTTCCATTTTCCTTAAATTTAATTGCTCTACGGGCAGCACTTCTTGCACCTGCTGGTGGGGAATATCCTTCTGCTTTAGAGACCTCTTGAGACTCATAGACAACAGTATCGTCGTCCTCGTACAGATCATCCACCTTGGCTGCTGGTACACAGTTAGGGACTGGTTTACCGCCTTCTCCTGGCTTCATACCACGCTGTACATAGCCATCCCAACAAGGGGCTTGCTTGATTATATCTGAACAACAATCAGATTTTTCTGAAGATCCATATTTACCACCACGACGCTTATATTCTGCAACTACCCATGCATTTGCATAGGCTGATGGATATACATTAAATTTATCTTTGGCTGCTGCAATAACTCTTGCATACAACTCTTTATCTGATGGAGATCCTTTACGATTAGAGATAACTCCTGCATAGTCTGGTTTTTTTGCTTTACCCATTTCGGAATTATACATGGCCTCAATTGAATCTGGGTTAATGTCATCACTACATGTTGGACAGTCTTTACAATCAACATTTATATCCATACACATTTGGCAGCCACAGCCATCATAGGTACTGGAAGGAGTTTTTATTCCGACTTCTGACTCGCTGCCTTGATAAGTATCTGTAGGCATCATTGAGCCATCTGTTTCTGCTTTTCCAATTTGAGAATCATACATTGCCATTGAAACCTCTGAGTCAATTTCTTCATTCTCCATACTGTGATTATTCATATCAATAATTGTGGCATCTTTAGCCATCATACCAATACTATATGCGGTTGGCTCCCACTTACCATCTTCTTCTTTATACACTCTTACAGCCATTGCTGGATTTTCAGGGGGCATAGAAATGATAGCGTATTCAGTTCCAGGAACTCCATAGATCCCGCCTTCATTCATAACATGCTCAACCATGCCGTGAACCATACCTTCAGAGGTATTGCCCATAACAAAATCGCCTTCTTTAATCATCTAATTATTATAGCATAAAAAAAGTAGTTTATAGACTTACTCAGGTCTCCCAGGTTGCGATCCCAGGCTATCCGTACTCAGCAATAAAGTTGCTTATAAAGCAACTGCATGTATCATGACGGAATCTTATGCTCTAATTATAGAGCCTTATTTGATGCTCCACCGCCACCAGAAGGCTTCTTTGCAGAAGACTTTTTAACAGGTCTCTTGACTACCTTAACTGATTTTAGTGCTGCTTCAACTTCTAGAACATCTGGAATTTTTCCAAATGCCTTGTCTTTTGGATTTACTGCTCGTAGTGCTACTGGCACAATTGCTCCAAGTAGTGAGTATGCCAGTGTTTCTGGATCAGTTACGCCTGAAGCGTACATTGCAATTGCTGCTGCCAATACTGACCGCCCATATGATGCTAGTAATGCTTTTAGTTGTGTTGTATTCATTTTTTCCTCCTAGGATATTGCGTTTGTTAATACTGTAAAACCAATCCACAGCCCAATTATTCCTGCGACTCCCGCAAAAACTGGTGGTGCTGGAACTGGCAATTTGAATGCTGCAAAAACTATACCGCATCCAAAACCTGTTAGTGTTGATAAGATTATATCTTTCATTATTCTTTTGCTTTCTGATAATGTAAATCACATAGATCTACAATTCTTGATTCTGAACTTGCCCATATTTTTGTTGCCTCATGGCTGCAAGGATTTGCCTCACATACCTGAAATGCAAAATATTCTCGACTTCTTAGGTCCTTTAACTTTATCATTGTTCTATTTTATCATAGTCTTCTGGCAAAACCTCTTTAAGATTTTTATATGCCTCTGATATCTTCTTCATAGAAGAATAATGTGGATATGCTGAGCCTACTGTTCCATACTCATCAAAATAAGATATCTCAGGCTCGATATCTTTAATAAACTTATCTATAAGTAATTGAACATTTTCTATATATAAGAAAGCCCACTCCCTAGATTGAGAAAGGAATTGAATAAAACCATCTTTATCTTCAGGACTTTCTTTTTTGTTTAATGCCAAAGATTTTTCTAAGATTTTTGCAATTTCTGCAGAGTCTGTTAAAAGTTGAAGATTTTTGGATAGTAGGCCAAGTCTTTCAATTCTTAACTTTAAGTTGTTAACTAATAAAAGTATAAAAACAAAAATAAATAACACAAAAGCAATAAATTCAATCATAGGTCTTTCCCACCCTCTCTAACCAATAAAACAATTGATCCATTGTCCTCTAAAGCTTTTTTTACTCTTATCATGTATTCTACTGCAATTCTTTTATCTTCCCCTGATAATTTCATAAAAACATTTTCTTTTGCTCTAACAGTAATAAAGTTATCATTGTCTTCTAATTCTACTGAAAAATTTTTAGGAGATGGAATAGACCTAAAGGCTCTTCTCATTTGGTCTGTATACATTAATCTATACGCTCCTTGCTCCAGTGAAAATAAGATCTAATGTAAACTATAGCATAGGCAATAGATGCTACGATAAACCCATATTGTTTTGTTTGAGTAGCATAAATAGTCCATAAACATTCGTTAAACAATAGAACAAACCATCCCCATATAGTCTTACGACCAACAAAGAATATACCTATTACCCCTACCGTTGCTAATATCCAGGACCACATATTATTTATCCATTGTTAGATTTTGCCAGGTATTACCCCAGTCTTGCTTGTTTTTATTTTTATTAAACTCTTTTGAGATAGATCCTGATTCTAAGAATACTCCGCCCCAGACTCCCCACTCTTTTTGTGAGACTCCTACAGCAAAACACATTTTAGAAACTGAACAACTAAAACAAATTTTATCTATTGCTGGACGGAGAAGCTCATCTTCTTCATACTTATCAAAAAATAAGTTTGTGTCATAGTCTAAACATCTTGCATTATCTTTCCAATCATGCTTTGCCATACTAGACTGCAAACTTATCTGGTATGTCCCAGCCAGTCTGTGAAGGTTCAAATCGTTTTTGTAGGTGCCACTTGCCTTTAACAAAGGCACCATTGGCCAACAGCATACCTTTTTCAAATGGGTAAGAGTTAACAACTGTCCAGCCATCCCAAAACAAATATCTGTTTTGAGCAACTACTTGTTCCATTTTTTCTAATGATTTAATTTGCATAATATTTCTTTCTACTAGTATTGAAAAATGCCGTATTCGACATTATTTATTTTTGCTTCACGGACAAGTGTTGATGTTTGCTCGTCTTTACTGCTTAAAAAAGCAAAGTAGTTTAAGTCCTTTATGTTTTTTGATATCCAACTTGGTGCTACTTTGTACATCTTAATCTTCTTACCACGACTTTTAAGCCCTTTCTCTGACAGGTTTACAAACTCAGATACCATCTTATTAATATTATCTGGGCCTGCTGAGTAAATATAAAAATATTCATCTGTCAAGGATGACATGCAGACAGCCATAGATCTAAGAAAAACATTATAGTTGTCAAAACTACTTGATCCCTGAACTCCCACTATCATTATCTTTCCCATCTCTAAGTTTATCCATTATAAATAACATCTGATCTAATTGTACACTACTCATACTCATGGTGTCAACTTGCTTAGTTGTATCACCTTGTAAATTCCCATCATCCATTTCAGCAACATAAAAAATGTTATTTTTAATCCAATAAGCTTTATCCTCTATAATAATAATTTTTACATTAACCTTATCTTGGTGCTCTAAAGCCTGAGTCTTTTTTGCTTTTTTCTTAATAAAAACATCTTCTGGTAAAAATGGTTTAACTAATTCAAAAATATGGCTCTGATTATACTTTATCCTGCTTACCTTTTTATTATTAAGAGGCTTTAGGACATAGGCAACTATGGCTATAATTATTAGAGTAGTTATAGATCCTAAAAAATATTGCATAACTCAACCCTTATCCAATAATATTCTTGCTATTTCTTTTAATGTATACTGACTTGTTTTATTTAATTTTAATACCTCTAATTCATTAAAAGCTTTATTTGTTAAAGAAATCATGGGGTTTTTACTTGTTATATCCATATTAATAAAACCATTTTGCCAAAGAATCATGGCTTCAGATTCTAGATAGTTTTGAAACTCATCATACATATCTGGATTAACTAATAAAAGTTTTTTTGTAAAATTGTAAAGCATTTCTCCAGTGTCAATGTCTATTCCAGAAATTTCTAATGCTCCAG